CGCTTGGAAAACTGGTCATAGACCTGGTACTACTCCTCAGCAGTGGGGCTTTGCACGTGTTAACTCTTTCATCACTAAATCGTCTGGTACTTGGGGCAAAGCAGACGCAGACTTAGCCGCTAAAGTGCGTAAAGAAGAGACTGAAAACGTTACCGAAGCACTTAAAAATCCGTATAAAGGAAAACCCGAACGTGATCTAAAGCGTAAGCTTGCTTCCTTCGAAACTCAATTAGCCGACTTAATTAAAAAGAGCCGTTTCCGTCAACGTAAAGATATCGAAGGCGAAATACGAGATATGGAAACAAAGGTACAGCAAGTAAGGTCTGCATTAAAGGAAGATGTAAACGAAGCATTCGAAGAGTTATTCACGGAGAAAAGAAGCACACAAGACCTTATCAAGTCTAAGCTAGGTTCTATTACTAACAGAAAGAACTATCAACAAGCAACGAAAACTTTGATAACTCTACTCGATAGAAAAAAGAAAGAATCGAAGGGTAAGATTAGACATGGCGTAGGATACTATGCCGCACAAATCGCAAAAAGTTACGCAGGCGTTGACGGCAGAACATTAGCAGATATGGTGCCTAGTGATTATGTATTCGAACAAGGCGGTGCTGGTGATAGAGGTACTGAAAAAGTCACTAAGCGTTACAAGAAAGATACTCCTGGCGAGACTGTCACTGAGTCAGTAGATGATCTATTTGAAGCACACTTCGAAGAAGAAGTTACTCAGAAGCAGTTGAATGACTTAGAAAGGTTTGCAGATAGATTACTTGACAAGTTTGGTATTGACGTAGAATTCACTCGCCACTTTGCTGATCGTATGAATGATGAACGCAATAAGCCTGCTATCACTATTGCAGAACTTCAGCGAGTATTCAAAAAGATTGCAAAGAACAAAGCAAAGAACATTCGTCAAAATCCTGACATCGAAGCAGTGCTTAAGGACATTCAAGCAGATTTGAACTTACCTATCGTAATCAACTATGATAGCGAAAAAGACGAATACGAAGTAGTCAACAAGACTATCATGCGTAAGAAGAACTTTGGTACATCTAGTAAAGTGATCAAGGTATGAAGAAGTTTAGGAACTTTGTGACAGAACTTAAGGTCTATGAACCTAAGTCCACAGATACTCTCGGTTTTACAAGAGACAAGATGCCTCAAGTAAGATCGAAGGATTATGATGGACTTATCAAGCATCTGAAGAAGAATAACGTTGCTGTAAAAAAGACTAAAGTTCCTGCTAAGAGTTTAAAGCCTATTCAGAAAGAATTTAACAAAGATAAGATTGTAGGGGCAATCGCTAAGATCAAGACTCTTGGTCAAGCAAAACCTCTGATTGTGAGTAAAGATAACTATATCATTGACGGACATCATCGATGGTTAGCCGCTCGAAATGTAGGTGGAAATATAGATATCATGCAAGCAGATGTGAAAGTTCATGAATTATTAAAACACGTGTACAGCTACCCAAAGACTTTCACAAAAAAGATACACGAAGGAAATGAAAATGTTTTGGAGAAAAAATAAAATGAGTAAATTTGAACTAACAAAAGAGATGCTGGCAGCAATGATTCCTGGCAACTCAAAAGTAGATATGTGGTACGATGCGATTGTAGAAATCTTTCCTAAGTACGACATCAACACGCCAGAAAGAATGGCTGGATTTATAGCACAATGTGCCCACGAAAGCAACAACTTCAAGTCACTAGAAGAAAACTTGAACTATAGCGAGAGTGCATTGAATAGAGTATTCGGACGTTACTTTGGTAAGTCACCAAAGCGTAACGCAAAAGAGTATGCACGTAACCCAGAGATGATTGCCAACTACGTATATATGGATGAGTTTCGTAAGTACAAGATGGGCAACGTTAAAGACGGTGACGGGTGGTTGTTTAGAGGTCGTGGATTAAAGCAACTTACTGGTCGTGAGAACTATACTAAGTTTGGTAAGACTGTTAACATGTCTGCTGAACAAGCCGCTGAATACGTAGCAACTGAAAAGGGTGCTATCGAAAGCGCATGTTGGTTCTGGAAGACATCTAAGTTAAATGCTATCGCAGACAAAGGCGATATCGTTAAAATGACTAAGAAGATCAACGGTGGTGATATTGGACTTGCTGATAGAACTAAGCGTTACAAAGCCGCTATTGAAATTATGGGTGGAAAGATTCCTGCTACTAAAAAGTCTAGCGTGAAGCATACAACTGTAGGCGTTGGTGACAGAGGAGACACTGTTGCGGCTGTACAGAAAGCACTAGGAATTGGCTCTGATGGTATTTTTGGACCTGGCACTAAGCGCACGTTAAAAGCTTGGCAAGCCTCAAATGGGTTGACTGCTGATGGAGTAGCTGGTCCTGCAACGTTAAAGAAACTACTAGGATAGTACGATGATTAAAAAGTTTAGCGATTTTAGAACAGAAGCAAAAGACTCAGGCGAGTACGATAATGAGGGTGGCATGGCTAAGACTCAACTTAGAGGTGTACTTGCAGATGCAGAACACATGATAGGCATGTTTGACGATGAAGACAATCTGCCAGAGTGGGTTCAGAACAAGATCACCAAAGCCGCTGACTATCTAAACTCTGCTCATCGATATATGATGAACAAAGACGGAGAAGAGTAATGGCTTGGGTTACAGTTACTAATAACACTGAGTGGGAATACGATAATGCCGCAACTGCATCTGACACTTATTCAGATACTCCTGGCACTATCGCTAATGGTATTCGAACATTTACTTTACCTGGTGGTAACGCTAGACAGACATATATCAAGTGTAGAAAAACTAGTAACCCACCTGCAACTGGTGAACTTGACAAGACATATTGGGACGCACAATGATGAAAAGCTTTAAAAGATATAACGAAGAAGCTGTTGATGCCGTATGTGAAGAGTGCGACATCTATGCAGATTTAGTTTTAGAAGAATCTGAGTATCAAGGAAGAAAGGTTACGCTAAACGACCCGTTTCGACTACCCAGTGGTTCTAAGAGAAAGTTTGGCGTATACGCTAAAAATGATAAAGGTAACGTGGTGAAAGTTCAATTTGGTGATCCGAACATGGAAATCAAACGAGATGATCCTGCAAGAAGAAAAAGTTTTAGGGCTAGACACGGTTGTGACAATCCAGGTCCAAAGTGGAAAGCTAAGTACTGGTCTTGCTATCAATGGCGAGCCAGTGCCAAAGTAGATAACTAATAAATAGTAACATAAAATAATTAAAGGAGAAACTCATGTTTAAGAAACCAGAAAATATTCAGCCATTGCCAGCAGGTATGGTAGATGCTTTCACTGCTAAAGTCGCTTCTCAGGGATACAAGATGCCTGAGGCAGAGCCTGTTGCAGAAGCCGAAGTAGAAGTAGAAGCACAGCCTGAAGAAGTATCAGAAGCAGTAGCATCACGTGGCGCAGATAAAACTAAACCAGGTGACGGCGACACTAAGATGCCTAAAGTTGCTGATGTGACTCCAGAAATTGGCATGATCTCATCGAAAGATAAGGCAGCCAAGTCTGTAGAAACTGCTGTAAAAGCCGCTTCAAAATCTCAACACGAAGAAATTGAACTCGTTCAAGATGGTGGTAAAGTAGAAGTTGAAGATGTAATGTATGAAGCTACGATTAAGGTAAAAGCATTCACTGGTAAGGCACCAGCTGGTATCAAAGTAAAGAAAATCGCTTCATCCTCTATGGGTGGTAACGATGTTGAAATGACTGGTCCAGATGCTAAACTCATTGCTTATGCTAAGAAGAGTCTTGGCTGTGATGCGTCATGTAAGACTATCGCAGACGTTGAAAAGAGTCTGAGTGAAGTATACGAAAGTAGCTGTAGCACAGTATCATCTTCATACAAGCCTAAAGCTAAGAAAGAAGAGATTGATCCAGTAAATCCTAAAGCTGTTAAAAAGAAGTTTGATGATCGTAAAGACAAAGACATCGACAATGACGGTGATGAAGATGAGTCAGATGAGTATTTACACAGACGCAGAAAAGCAATTTCTAAAGCTTTGGAGGACTAAATGACTAACGAACTAAACGAAAGATTTAGTCCTATGCATGTCAAGCAAGCGATTGGTATTGCGTCTGATAAACGCTATGCTGGTGGCAACATGACTGGTGCAGTCAAAGCTATTGAGAAGATGAAAAAAGGATTGTCTGATCATCCACAAGTTAGGGCGGTACTTAAGCGTCAAAACGAAGATGTGAATGAGAAGTTTGATCCTGCTGACTTTGATATGGTCGCAACTGACAAAGATAAAGCTGGCGCTAAGATGAACATTATCATGCAGTTGCGTAAAGCGGCTGACGTGAGAGGTAATCTGCCAATTAAGTTTGCTGATGGTAAATCTGCTAAATTGCCTCCAAAAGTAATTGAACTTGCACTTAAGAAGTTTGCTTCTTTTCGTAAGCCAGATACTAAAGAGAAACTTCAAACTGCAATGGGCAAATCATACAAAGATATGGTACATGCTCTGAAAACTATGCGTGAAGAAGTTGAACTGGATGAAGCAAGGCGTACTCCTGGTCATGATCAAGTAACATTCAAAGCTGTTCCACATAAAGACGTAGATGACTTTGAAAAGCTTATTAAATCTGTCGGCCAATTTAAGATGATTATCAAAGGAACTCCAAAGGGCACTGACTTTATTGTTTCAGGTCCAAGAGCGTCTATGGATAAGCTAGATAAAGCACTTAGATCCAATAAGCGATTTAGCGAATCAGTGGAAATTGATACTACGCCTCTAACTGAGGGAGTAGACAAGGCTAAGATTCAAAAGCAAATTGATCAAGCAGAGAAGTATCTTAAGAGTTTCTTTGGCAATACTTCTTCTGTCAAAATGAAAAAGTTTGCTATTCAGAAAAAAATTGAGAAACTAAAAAAGCAACTCAATGAAGCTGAAGAAGATTATTGTGATTGCGGATGTGAGTGCGGAAAGAAAATCTGTGAATCGTGTGGTAAGCCACATAGCCCAGAAAATCTTGATGAATCTAAGATGGCTGGATGGGTAGCAATTTATAACGGTAAAAAAGTAGAGATCAAAAAGAGTGAAGCAAATGATCTATACGGAGCCAAGATGAAGGCTGCCAAGATGCTAAAAGTGCCTAAATCTAAGATGGGTCTCTTAGCTATTAAGCCTGGTTATAATGAAGAGGTTGTTCAAGAAGCACCTAGCTACAAGCTACATCACAATACTTTTAGCGGTGCAGTACAAGAAGCAATTGCAGTCGCTAAGAAACAAGGTTATGACGTTGATGAAGATGATTGGTCTGATAAAGTCGCTACTGGTCCTAAAAAGCCAAGTAAAGACAAAACTAACAGATACTCTATCAAATTAACTAAGAATGGCAAGCCCACTCGCAAGTTTTTACAAATTCAAGTGTATAACATGGGCGCAAAATACGAACTGAACTGTTACGTTCAATAAATACTAAGAACCATTTAAAAGGAGAAATAAAATGGCACTATGGGGAAACACAGACGTTGATGCAGATATTCCGTCTCATTTGAGTACGGCTGACAACGCAAAATGTTACTTTGTCGATATCACTGAAGCAGGTATAGCGGCTAACAAAGCAAAGGGTCTAAATACTGGTGGGTGGAATCTTTATTCAACTTACACTGATGGAACTGGCGCAACTCGACACAAAGCCGAAACTCTTGTAGCTATGGGTGTTACTGCAGCCACTGCAGGCGATGCTGGTACTACTGGTGTTACTGCTGACGAAGACGCAGTTGTAGCTGATAGTTAATCCGCTGATAGTTATAAATATACTGGAGAGCAATAAAGCTCTTCAGTATTATAACTAAAGGTGAATAAACTATGAAACTTGACGAAGACAGCTTTTTGTTGTATGCTGCCAAATATTACGATATTAGAATGGCCGCATCTTCAGAAGAATTTTATGACGATCTTAAACGATTTCAACATCTGAAAAGATTGTTTAAGCGATATGATGACGATGACGATTTAAAGGTAAGACTGATATTGAATCATCTAACCGTATTGTATAACTGTTTTGGTTATTCAGCGACCACTATGTTATTTTACAAACTAGAAGACTATCATCAGTTTTTAAAACCTTTTGTAGTCTTTCTAGCTTTCATGCCTGACGTAGTAGAATATAGTGATAAGAAAATTATATCATCCGAGATACCTTTAGACCTTAGAATTATAAAAGAGTTAAGAGAATTATGATAGTCGATCTTTTTTTAGTATATCAATTTATCCGCAGACTCGCTACGCCGTTTACTGAATGGAAGGCGCATGAATTGGGTATTATTGACGATAAAGGTGTACAGCTAAAGAAGCGCAGAGACTTTACGACACGTGAAGAGAAGGATGCGTATGGAATATTCGACATCATGATTACTAAATTAAAGAGATTGATTGAGAAGGTACCTGGCGGTAAAACAAGACTTGGGTCTTACGCCGCGGCTCTCTATCTCATAAAAGAACACAGTACCATTTTAGATCAAGGAGAAACTCTCACGGAAGAGCACCTTGAAGAAAAGTTAATTGAATATATGTCACTTGTCGAGTCCACGCAGTTTGATGTGGATCAATTGTTTGAAAGGGCATTTGAAGAAGATGCTCCAGCTAATTCGGCAGGCGGTGGAAATATCGCAGGAATTGGAGTTGGAGCTGACGGAGAACCCGGTGTTAGTGTAGCACAACAGAAGAAGCGTAAGAAGTCTTCTCCAGTTGTGAAAAGGTTCAAAGACCGAGTGACTTTACTCGGCGCAAATACCAAGGGTTAATAAATGAGCGATTTAAATACTGTCAGGACAGACGTTGAGATCCTTAAGAAAGACGTATCTAATATACAAGGTCTACTAGGTAGACTTGATATCGCAATCGATAAGATTGCTGATGCGACTAATGGTATTTCCCAGATACTTGCAGTTCATGCAAGCGAGATCAAAGACACCGAATTGGATCTAGTAGAGCGTAAGCGGCTAGCAGAAAAAGAGGTAGATTTGCTTCACAAACGAATCTCTCAAAAAGATGCTGAAAACAAGGAAACAGCAGAACTTCACCACAACACTCTCATGACATTTCTTAGAGAGCATGATGAGCGAAGTGAGCAATACATCACCAAGATGAATGATCGTATTACTACACTAGAGAAGTGGAAATGGGTCATGTTAGGTGGCGCTACCGTTGTGGGATTCCTATTAGCTGAACTAGAAGGTTTTTTACATATTCTCAGATAATATGTCTTGACACCACGCTCCAATAGTGTATAATGACACTTATAGTCTAATACAACAGCGGAGTTTCATTTGAATATTACAGACCTAAAGTATTCTGGCATCTTGTCTACTCGCCTAGAACGCTTCTCAATAAAATCACATTCTCCTTATAGAGCAAACTTTCGTTGCCCTATCTGTGGCGATTCACAGAAGTCGAAGATGAAGGCACGTGGGTGGATTCTAGAGAAAGACAATAGCGCAATATTCTACTGCCATAACTGTAATGCGTCTCACGGGATGCGTAACTTCTTAAGAGCAGTTGACCATAACTTATTCAATGAGTATGTGATCGATACTGCACTAGAGATGGGACAGAAGAGGGAACTCTTTCAGAAGAAGAAAGAAGAACCAATCAAGCCTCTTGATAAGCTTCAAATGAAAGCGCCCAACTTTCGTAAGAAGGGCTCGCCTCTACTCAAAATAAAAAAGATATCTCAGCTAAATTATTCGCATAAAAGTAAGATTTATGTGCAAAATCGACAGATCCCAGCATCGAAACAATATAAATTATACTACGCACCAAAATTTAATGAGTGGGTAAATTCGATCATACCTGGCAAGCTTCCTACTGTAGAGAACGATAAGCCTAGATTGATAATGCCATTCATAGACAAAGCAGGTAATCTATTTGGCTTTAATGCTAGGGCGTTTGGTAATGATGAGTTAAGATACATCACTATCATGATTGATGAGAATATGCCTAAAGTTTTTGGCTTAGATGATGTAGACTTTTCTAAGAAGTATTACGTAGCAGAAGGTCCTATCGACAGTCTGTTTCTGAGTAATGCAGTTGCTATGGCTGGCGCCGATGGCAATGCAAGTGGACTAGAGAGTACAGAGAATGCAGTCTTCATATTCGACAATGAGCCTCGAAACAAAGAGATCGTTGCACGTATGGAAAAGTGCCTAGATAGAGGATATAAAGTTTGTATCTGGCCTAAAAATGTATTGCAGAAAGATATAAATGATGTTATAATGACTGGAGTAACGCAAGCTTCACTTGAGTTAATTATAGATAATAATACGTTCTCTGGCTTAGAGGGCAAGTTACAACTTACATATTGGAGAAAATGCTAATGAATGGAGAAGTGAATTGATCAGAGCAATCTTTGCATGTGATAGAGAAAATGGAATTGGCAAGACGGGTACTCTGCCATGGGCACATAACTCAGAAGACTTAAAGTGGTTTAAAAAGTGTACAGACGGTGATGTTGTAATTATGGGCAGAAGAACGTGGAATGATCATAAGATGCCTAAGCCTCTTCCTAATCGTTACAACATTGTTATATCATCTCAAAATATACCAGCTGGTCCTAATGTAGTATTACATTCAGTTAAATCAGTAGAACAGCACATTAAAGAGTTTAATCAAGACATTTGGATCATTGGCGGTAAACATACGTTTGATGAACTAATGTACATGTGTGAAGAAGTGTGGATTAGTCGTATCAATGGAGTGTACGATTGTGATACTCGTATAAGTGATTTAGTAGACTTCGAACTATACTTTAAATCCTACGATGTAGATAAGAACTTACGAATTGAAAAGTATAGAAGATCGCTATGAAAACATATTTGAAAGCGTTAGCAGACGTATTGTCCTCAGGCGAGGAAAAAACTGATCGCACTGGTACAGGTACTAAAAGTATCTTTGGCTATCAGATGCGATTTGACTTGACAAAAGGCTTTCCGGCTGTTACAACTAAGAAGTTAGCTTGGAAGTCAGTTGTCGGTGAGTTACTATGGTTTCTTGAAGGCTCTATGAACGAGCGTAGATTAGCAGAAATAACTTATGGAAAAGATAGATCAGAACTAACTGAGAAGAGAACTATCTGGACTGACAATGCAGAGAATCAAGGCAAAGAACTTGGCTACTCTGACGGAATGTTAGGTCCAGTCTATGGTTTTCAGTGGAGAAACTTTGGCGGTGAGATTTACAATAGTGCGCCACATCTTAAAGGTACTGATCAGATTGAGTGGCTTATCAATGAGATAAAGACAAACCCAGACAGTCGTAGATTGATTCTAAGTGCATGGAATCCTAATCAGATCGACAAGATGGCTTTGCCACCGTGTCACACATTGGCACAGTTCTATGTTAGTAATGGAAAATTGAGTTGTCAGATGTATCAGAGAAGCGCAGACTTGTTTTTAGGTGTACCCTTTAACATTGCAAGCTACTCTTTATTGACTCATATTATAGCAAAAATAACCAACTTAGAAGTACAGGATTTCGTACTTACGGTTGGGGATGCACATATATATACTACACACTATGAAGCAGTGAACACACAACTACAGCGAACCCCGCAAGAGTTACCCACACTGAATATCATTAAAGACTTTTCTTCTCTTGAAGAAGTACTGGGCTTGGACGTCTCTGACTTCCAGCTAGATAATTATAACCCATTAAGTGCCATCAAAGCAGAGATGGCCATTTAGAACGGAACCAAAGATGACTATAAGAATAGACAAGAGTAAAGATGATCTTTTAGCAGACTACGCTGTAGGTATGCTTAAGGATTTTTATTTAACAGAGTATGAATCATCACCTCAAGAGGCATACAAACGTGCCGCTACTGCGTGGTCAAAATACAAAGATGATATGGATGAAGATTTAGCACAACGATTGTACAACTATGTATCGAACAAATGGTTCATGTTTGCGTCACCCGTATTATCAAATGCTCCTAATGGATCTAAGCAAGGCAAAGGCATGCCGATCTCTTGTTTTCTAACTTATGTACCAGACACTCTAGAAGGTCTAATTGATCATACTGCTGAATTGCGATGGTTGTCAGTCTACGGTGGTGGTGTTGGTGGTCATTGGTCTGATGTTCGTACAGTGAGCGATATTGCACCTGGTCCTATGCCATTCTTACATACAGTAGATGCTGATATGATTGCGTATCGTCAAGGTAAGACTCGTAAGGGTTCTTATGCGGCATATATGGACGTATCTCACCCAGATATTATCGAGTTCTTGAACATGAGAATTCCGACAGGTGACGTTCAACGTAAGGCACTTAACTTACATAACGCAATCAATGTATCAGATGCATTCATGGAAGCTGTAAGTAATGGCGGCACTTGGGATCTGAAAGACCCGAAAGATGGCAAAGTTAAAGAAAGTGTTGATGCCCGTAAACTATGGGAACGTATCATGGAGATTCGTTTTCGTACAGGTGAGCCATATCTAAACTTCATTGATACTGCTAACAATGATCTACCTCAGCCTCTTAAGGATCTAGGTCTGAAGATCAATGGATCTAATTTGTGTAATGAGATTCATCTTCCAACGTCTGCTGAACGTACTGCGGTATGTTGTCTATCTTCGTTGAACTTAGAGTATTATGATGATTGGAAAGATACGTCTATTGTAAAAGATTTGGTTCGTATGCTTGATAATGTATTAGAATACTTTATTGAGAATGCACCTGACACTATCACACGTGCAAAATACTCGGCAGCCAGAGAACGTAGTATTGGTCTTGGTGCAATGGGCTTTCACTCACTTCTACAGAAGCACAAAGTGGCTTGGGAGTCTGAACTAGCGAAAGAGATTAACGATGTAGTATTCAATCACATTAAGAGTCAAGCAGTAGAAGAGACAGAGAAACTTGCTGAAGAACGTGGTGACTATCTTGATGGTGTAGGCAGTGGACGTAGAAACTCACATCTTCTTGCTATCGCACCTAATGCTAGTTCTGGTGTTATTCTTTCAACGTCTCCGTCTATTGAGCCATTGAAAGCTAATGCATACACACATCGTACACGTGCTGGTTCTTTCTTAGTGAAGAACAAGTATCTAGAAGAAGTGCTTGAACTCAAAGGAGAAAACAATGACACTAATTGGACTTCTATTATTACTAGAAAAGGTTCAGTTCAACACCTGCCCTTCCTGACAGAAGGCGAAAAGGCAATCTTTAAGACTGCCGATGAACTAGATCAAAACTGGGTTGTACAGCATGCCGCAGACAGACAAAAATATATCTGTCAAGGTCAATCTGTGAATCTATTCTTCCCATCAGGCGCACCTAAATCGTATGTCAATCAAGTACATTTACGTGCATGGAAAGAAGGTCTAAAAGGTCTGTATTATCTGCGTACAGAAGCAAAACAACGTGCAGAGAATGTTAGTGAGAAAGTCGAGCGAGTAGCACTAGCAGGAGATATGCGTACTATCGTGTATTCTAAGAAAGATTGTCCGTTCTGTTCTATGGCAATGGAAGAGTTAAAGTTACGAGGTATTCCTTATGATAAGATAGACCTCAAAGAGATCGGCAAGACAGCCGCAGAAGTAACTGGACGTAAAGATGTCAAGAGTGTTCCGCAAATCTATATTTCAGGTGAGTATGTTGGTGGATACAATGAATTGATGGAATTTTTAAATAAGCCATTAGATGTAGAAGAAGGCGATGAATGCCGAGCGTGTGAAGGCTAAACACAAATAACAAATATAAAGGAAAGAAGAAATATGGCACTATTAGATTTATCAAAAAGCTATCGCCCGTTTGCGTACCCGTGGGCAGTAGAACTAACAAAAAAGCATGAAGAGATTCATTGGGTAGAAGACGAAGCAGAATTGAGCGAAGACGTTCAAGACTGGAAAACAAAACTGAGTGAAGATGAGAAGGATTTCGTAACACAAATTTTGCGATTGTTCACACAGTCAGATGTACAGGTTGGTGAGAACTATCACGAACTGATGATTCCAAAGTTTAAGAATAATGAGATCCGCAACATGCTTGCGTCATTTGCTAATCGTGAAGGTGTGCATCAACGTGCATATGCTTTACTGAATGACACGCTAGGTTTGCCAGACGAAGAGTTTCACACTTTCCTTGAATACTCTGAGATGGCAGATAAGCTAGACTTTATGAAAGAGGGTAACATCAATACTCACACAGGTCTTGCCTTAGTTGTGGCACAGTCAGTATTCAATGAGGGCATGTCATTGTTTGCCTCGTTCGTAATGCTACTAAACTTTCAACGCTTCGGTAAGATGAAGGGCATGGGCACAATTGTCGAGTGGTCTATTCGTGATGAAACTATGCACGTACAAGGCAATGCTAAGTTGTTCCGTGAGTTCTGTGAAGAGCATCCACGTATCGTAAATGATGAGTTGAAATCTAAAATTTATGAGATGGCTGCCAACTCAGTGAAACTAGAAGACAAGTTTATCAAACTAGCGTTTGATGGTAAAGATCAAGAAGGTATTACTGAGAAAGAAGTAAAGCAGTATATTCGACACATCGCTGACCGCAGATTGCTACAGTTAGGCATGAAACCTAAGTTTGGTGTAAAAGAGAATCCTATGCCCTGGCTAGATTGGGTACTCAACGGTGCTTCACATGATAACTTCTTTGAGAAGAGAGTTACTGAGTATTCAGTTAACGGCATGGAAGGCGATTGGGGTTGGGACGAAAACACATCTGAGGGTGAAGTTTGCGGTCTTGATGGACAAGGCTGTCCTGCTTAATGGATAAGTGGCAGAGTGCTTACATGGATACGGCAGAGAGGTTCGCTTCTCTGTCAACTGCCGTCAGACTAAAAGTTGGTTCGATTGTTGTAAAAGATAATCGAATCATCTCTATTGGTTATAACGGTATGCCTTCTGGTTGGACTAATACTTGTGAGGACTTAACTGGCGCTTTTGACGAGAATGCCACACCTATCACTAAAACTAAACCAGAGGTAATCCATGCTGAAGCCAATGCTATCGCAAAGTTAGCAAAATCAAACGAGAGTGGCGAAAACGGTACAATGTACATTACCCACGCTCCTTGCACCGAATGCGCTAAGATGATATATGCTAGTGGAATAACTACGGTTTATTACAAGCATAAGTATAGGGATGAAAGTGGCGTTCATTTTCTACAAAAATGTAACATAAAGGTAGACCAATTATGAAAAGACAGGAACTTTTCTGCGACCATTGCGAAAGCGAGTGTACAGTAGAAACTTTAAATATGGAAGATCCAATACTCTTTTGCCCAATTTGTGGTAGTGAAGTAGACCATGAAGATGATCTATACGATGACTGGGATGAAGACGATGAGGCTTGGGATTAGATGTGGTATTACGGTGACACTGAGTTCACCAGTGAGATGATCAAAGATTATACTGGATTTGTTTATGTCATTACAGACCTCAATAACAAAAAGAAATATGTAGGTAAGAAACTATTCAAGTCTACAAGAAGACTAGCCCCACTTAAGGGCAAGACCCGCAAGAGAAAAGTAGTCAAAGAATCAGATTGGAAAGATTACTTTGGATCTAGCGAAGAAGTAAAACTAATACTTGAAGAGAACGGTAGAGATTCGTTTCATAGAGAGATTATACATCTATGTGATTCGAAAGGAGAAATGTCGTACCTTGAAGCCAAAGAGCAGTTTGACAGAGAAGTGTTGCTGTCAGACGAATATTATAATGGAATTATAAATTGCAAAATACATAGGACACACGTAAAAGGATTAAGAAATGACTAACAAAGAAAGGAATAAGATAGTATCAGACTTCAACAAAAAGTGGAAGTATCGATACGATAAAGAACAGTACGGATCCTCTGATGCATGGGTAATCATTCGCAAAGAAAGTGACTCTGGTAAGTTTGAGGGAGACTGCGAAGACTATGCGTTATCAGTGCTATGGCGATTATGCGGGCAATCTGATATAAGAATGTGGTGGATGCTACTCACAAGACAAGCAGGTATTTGCTGTGTTGGTTCGTCAAAGACTAAGATCACTCACGCTGTGTTGAGATATAAGGGCGAGTACGTAGATAACTGGACTAGAAAGTTTGGCGATAAATCCGCAATTGAAAAGAACCACACGTTTCACTGGTTATACGGTCATGGACTGCTACACTTCACAATAATTAAAATGCTTATGAGCAAAATAGTTCGAACCGTTAAAGGTATCAAACGATAGAAAGGAATATACTATGTACGCACCATTGCCTTCTTGTGTGACAATTAAGAAATCAGACATTCATGGACTCGGTCTATGGTGTGTTGAAAAGATAGAAGCCGGTCAAGAGATCGGCTTATCTCACTTCTATTGGGGTGATAGACTGATGCGTACACCTTTAGGTGCTTTCTATAATCACTGTACGATCAACGATAATATCGAAAAAGAGTCTAAAGATAGTAGGTTCTTCATGGTGGCAAAACGAGACATCTTACCAGGAGAAGAACTTCTATGCAATTATACTTTCTACGATCCTACTCTTGATGATCAGTGATGTGCTTGATGTATTCATCGATGCTGTGATCTGAGAAAGAATCAACTTTACCTTGCTTGATTCCCATCCATATGCCACGTAACTTATCTTTTACTCTTTGCCATCCAGTTGGATTTCTGACTTGACCGTAAGCATTGATATAGTGTTCCATACCATGATGAGTGTATCCCATTATCTTTAAAGGCACTGTTGTTACGATATCGTTATTGTTCTTCCATCTATGATGTACAACGCCTAAGCTATTACAATATCCTTTCCAACCAACTCTCGGTGAGCCGTAAGTAAACAGCATCACTGGGTCATTCAATCGTTCTTCAAACTTACATCTGCTTGCCATAATAGTAGCCATAGCCGCACCTAACGAATGTCCACAGAACCACAGCTTACGATCTAAGTTAGCTTTTCGGTCAATGTCTTCACATATCATAGGCCAAATGTCATCCACTTCTGTTTTAAATCCACGATGTACACGTGAGATAGTTTCAGCTAGAACTGGCATGGCTTTGAGGTCTGCCTTAATATCACCAAACTCAGTTGGCTGAGTTCCTCTACATGCGATTACGAGATCGTGTTTGTTTTGAAATCTGTAAGCCTGCGCTCCTGATTTATCATAAAACTCTGTAGTAGTAAAGCCTAAGGCTCTTGCTCCTCGTTTTGCTTCATCTGGTGCGAGATATGCGATAGCTGATAATTTTGCGAAAAGAAGTGATCTTTCCATAACTGATTTGGCTGTGATTGATGACATGTTAACCCCTGTTGTGATTGTTATAATTATTTATATATAACTTGACATTCACGTTGTTTTGGTATATACTTGTAAAATAGAGACTAAACCTGGAGCTAATATGATGAATGAGAATGAAATCAAAGACCCTTTAGCTGGTGAGCCGTTGACTGACTTTAGAATGTGGTGTTCAACTCTGTGGGAAGAGCATAAGGATGAAGTATTCAACTGGACAGGTAAGAAAGTGGACTACACTTCAGCCCAGTTCTTTCATAAGAATAAGTGGTACCTTAAATCACTGTACGTTAGTAGAGGAAAAGACAGATGGAATTTTTAGAAATAATATTCTTTAGTATCTTCACTGTATTTGCTGTTAAAGCTTTGTGGTTAAGCACCCAGATGCTTGACGAAAGAAAGCAAAGATATAGAGATGGCACCCACGATTATTATGGAAATAAAATCGAAAAAGATGAAAATAATGGTTGACATTCTGGTCCAACCTGTTATTATATAGAAGTAATTGAGAGAGAGACTAATGATTAAAGCCCTAGAATATGCTACAAAGATGCACGAAGGTCAAGTGCGTAAGTACACTGGTGAAGAGTATATCACTCACCCTGTTGCTGTCGCTGATCTTGTTGAAGAGTACATGGATAGCAAAGGTACTTTCACTGAAGAAGAGATTCAAATGGCTATACAAGTTGCCATTCTTCATGACACTGTTGAAGACACTGTTGCTACTATGGAGAGCATCGAAGGGTTCTTTGGACCTGAGATTGCGAAGGGTGTATGGTTCATGACTAAGACTCCTGACTATGTTGGGAATCGTAAGTTTCGTAAAGAGTTGTGTGAGATGCGTTTGCGTGAGGCTCCTGAGATCATTCGAATCCTCAAGACTTGCGACATGTTTCACAACAGCTTGAGCATCGAAGAGCATGATCCTAAGTTCTGGAAGACTTTTAAAGAAGAGACTGTTAGCCTCTTGATTGCTATGGATACCCTAGAAGTGATGGGTGAACTTGAAGTGTTAAACGCTAAGTAAAGGATATATTATGAAGATTAAAGGCGCTACTACCGTATTGAATAAAGAATGTGAATTCTTAGGATTGTCATGGGACCAGCTTATGCAGTTCATTGAACGTAATCCCCTTGCAATGC